CTGCTGACGCGCTGCCGGAACCAGATGAGCCCCCGGAGCTGCCCCCGGCCTTGGTGGCCTTGATCGTCTGAGGGATGAACTCCCAGAGCTCCAGGGTGGCGGCGAGCTGTCCCTTCTTGTTCTCGCCCTTGTGGGTGAGCTTCTTGAAGATGACCTTCTCGATGCCATGTGCCGCCGTGTCCTCGGAGACGATTGGGATGGGCTGCGGTACATCCTGCCCTGGCTTTCGGAAGATCGCCCGGAGCGCGGCGTACCTCTGGAATTTTGTCTGTGTCTGAGTGTCGTCGATGATAAGTTCGATGTTGACCTTCGCGTCTTCGTAGCCCGTCGCCTGTTTGGGCTTGGCTGCGCTGCCCTCCACCTCTTGCTCATCGACTTTCGCGCTCTCCGTGACCTCGATACTTTTGACGAGGCCAGGGAGGACGACACCGTTGAGCTTGATGAGCTGGTCTTCGACGTAGATCATGGGCGTCGTCCCCCCTTTCTTATGCCGGAGCTGGTTCGGCGTCCGGGTCGTCTTCCTCGGTGCCGTTGCTTTCGGCGTAGTCTTCGATCTCCTTGAGGAGCGCGAGGAGCTGCTGCAAGTCCTTGATCTTCTTGAGATCGACCTGCATGAGCAGCTTTTGAATGATGACTTGCTTGCCGCCACCAGAGCCGGAGCTCTCATTTTCGCTGTCCTGGTCGTCCTCGCCCTTTCGGTTAAGGCTGACCTTCTTGGCGGGCTCGCGTTCAAGTGTAGCTCCCGCTTTCTGGAGGCCCTGTTCCATAGCTTCGGCGGGCGCGTTCTGCGCCAGCACGAGGCCGTGGGCGTAGGTCGTCATGGTGCGCTGGCCGGAGAGGGTCAGCGTGGAGAGGGGCCCCTCCTTCGCGTCGGAGAACGGGAGCATATTGCGGATTTTTTGGAGTCCACCCTTGACCGCGTTGACCGCCGTCGAGAACGCCGACTTGATGCCGTTGGCGAACGTCGTGACGATGCGCTGACCAGAAGTGAAGAACCAGTTGATCGCGCCGGAGACCGTGTTCTTGATGGTGTTGATGCCGTTGGAGAAGGCCGTCTTGACGCCGATGAACCGCTCCCGGACGCCCGAGGCGATATTCGTGACGCTGGAGACGAACTTGTCCTTGATCGCGGTGAGCTTCCCGCCCGTGAGGCTGTCAAGGAAGGTGTAGCCCGCTGTATAGATGCCCTTGACCCCCTCGACCGCTGCCGCCGCTGCGCCCCGGATGCCTCCGCCGTGGGCCTCGTATGCCGAGCGCATATTGTCCAGCTTTTCCGAGACCGTGGCCTTCGCTGCGTCCATGACGGAGCCGATGACCGAGCCGATCGCGCCGAAGACGTTCTGCACCACACCGAATATCGCTCCGACTTTTTCTCCGATAAAGTCGATCGCGCCGGTTACTGCGTTCCTAAACCACTCGCACTTATTCCAGAGCAGCACCAGGGCCGCTATGAGTGCCACAATGCCTATGACTATCCAGGTCACGGGGTTCGCCAGCAAGGCCGCTGTGAAGCTCCATACGGACGCTATAAGCGGGGATAGCGCACCCTTCGCTAACAGGAACCCGGCCTTGAGCATTTTGAAGGCTCCGATGGTTTTTGTAATGATAAGGCCGACGCCGGACACCACGGCGATCACGGTGCCCGCTATCATCAAGAAGCCACCGATTGCAAGCACCACGAGCATGATTACCCTGACGAGCTCCTGGTTCTTTTCAATCCATGAGCCGACCTTCGTGAGAACGGTTTCGCCCTTGCTCATGAGGTCGTTGACGGTCGGGAGCAAGCTGTTTCCGATGGACTCCTTGACGTTCTGGATGCGCTGCGTGAGCCGTTCAAACTTCTCGGGCTCGGTCTCCTGCATCGCCGAGGCCATTTGCTGGGCGACGCCCGTGCCTTGCCCCATCGCGTCGTAGAGGTTTAGGATATTGTCCTGCAAGTCCCCCGTCTTGGAATACATGAGGTCGATAAGGGCCACGGCCTCGGTGTCTCCGAACGCCGTCTGAAGCTCCATCTTCTCGGCGGCGTCCATTGTTTCTCCGAATTTTCCCCGGAGCTTGTCCATGATCTCCGGCATAGAGAGAAGTTGGTTGTTTGCGTCCAGGAAGGAGAGCCCCAGGGCCTCGCCGCCCTTTGCTGCCGAGCGGAGGAAGGCTTTATACTTCGTGCCCGCCTCCGCACCGCCCATCGTGGCTTGCAGCATACCCAGAACTGCGAGCTGCTCTTCAAGCGGTACGTTGGCCGTCGTCGCCGATGCGCCGAGGGACTGGATGCTCTGGGCCATACCAGAACCGGAAGTCTTAAAGGCTCGGACGCTCTCCGCGATACCCGCCGAGAACATTTCACCGAACTGGATGTCGGAGAGGTCATTGTAGTAATTCTTGTAGATACCGTAGCCGGTAGCGAAGAGCGACGTCATCTCGCCGACCGTCGATTTTGTTGCCTTGCCGGTGAGAGCTGCGAGGCTCGTGAACTCCGCGACGCCTTCGTCAGACAAAGAGGCGATACCGCTCTTGATGTCGTATGACGCGCTGATGAAGTCGGCCTTTGATGTCCCGGCCCACTGGTCGGAGAAACTGCGGGCGGCGTCCTCGACCGCTCCCAGGTCTTTTACGCCCAGAGATGCAAGCTCACCGATCGCCCGCCGCGTTTCAAACGTCGCTTCTACGGGCGCGAGCACCGCGCCCGTGATCTGGGAGCCCATCTCCTGCATGACTACGCCCGTTTTTGCCATGCTGCCGAGGGTCTGGTTTACGCTTTGCAGCTTGGAAACTTGTCCGTTGACGGCAGACGTGACCCCCGCCATCGGGCCGGTGAGGTTGTCGATCATGTTCATAATGAGCGACAATTTGAAAACGGACTCTAAACTCATTCCTTGCTTTCACCTCCTGTTTATAGATTGGGAGGCGAGCAGAAGAAAGCGATCGGCGAACCGAGGAGCTCACTCCTCGGGGAACGCCTTGACGATCGCCCGGGTTATGAGCTCCTCCTCAAGTTCCTGGGCAACTCGGGCCTTTGCTATCCACCCGAGGAACTCGTTGATGTCGTCGATCGCTTCTGGGTCAAACCCCTCTAAGAGAGGCGGGGGCAGATAACGGTATATCTCCAGGAGCCCGCGTTCCACGATGCTCCCGCGAACCCCCGCGACCCTCTCTCTTAGAGCTTCTTCAAATTTGCTGCATCGGTGAGGCCGAGGATCTCAGTCAGCTTGTTTCCGATGGAGATGCACACGCCGGGATATTCGTCCATATCCGCCTTGAGCCGCTCCTTGTCCTCGTCCACGACAGCGTCCAGCATGAAGACTCTGCTCGCCTTGGTGATGCCCTGCTTCGCCGCGCTCTGAACATAACGGTCATAGCTGGGAACGGAAGGACGCTTGAAGTGGTAGGAGAACTCCTTCTCCTCGTCGTCATCCACGGGGATGATGATGCCCACGCGGTAGAGCTTTCCGTACTTAGCCTTGAGGGCCTCTTCGCTGTTCTGGGTGGTGTTGGTGTGCTTGATCTCGTCCATGAGAAAATCCTCCTATCAACTATTTTGAGATAACGCTTAGACAGGCTCGACGCCATCCTGGAAGATGCCGCCGATAATCATGAGGTCGATGTCGACCTTGAGGCTCTTGTCGCCCTGGGCCGCTTTGTTGGAGCGTTTGATGGGTCTGACCTTCTTGAGCTCGTCGATGACCGTGCGGCCTCCATCGTTGGCGTATGCGACGATAATGGAGGGGAACTCCATCTTGTAGAAGGGCGTCCCCTTCGCTTTGCAGTAAGCCAGGAGGTCATCATAGTCATCGCGGAGCAGAGAGAGCTTGCCGGATGCCTTATAGTTGCCGGTGCCGTAGCCGCGAGGCTTCGAGCCGCGCCCATAAGTTTCCTCCATATCCATCTCGTCGTCGTAGCTGATCTCCTGAACCTGAACGGCCAGACCAGGGATTTTGAGGTCGACATCGCCCCAGTCGTAGGCTTTACCGTTTACCTTGAGAGACATGGTTGATTATCCTCCTTTCTTATTCGCTGCCCAGAGCTGCGCGGCCCAGGTCAATCTCGATCTCTCGGATATAGCCGCGGGACAGGTAGCGGATTTTAATACGCATGGTTTCGTCCTCGAGGAAGGTTTCCTCGTGCCCGGAAAGGACGATGGTCTGGTAGGAGCTGATCTCCTTGTCGTCCACCATACGATCAAGGGGGGTGCTGATAAACTTCGCCCGGGCTTCGAGCTCTCCCTGGATGTCCTCCAGGTCGATGTCATCGTTCTTGAACTGCAAGGCTTCCTTGCGGGTCTCACGGATGATCTTGTTCTTGACGCGGACGTCTTCCGCATATCGGAAGTCGCTGCCATCCGGGCTCATCATCTTCGTGTGATAGACGAAGAAGTCAGAAAGACCGTCATATTCCCGGAAAGTCAGATAGCCCGCCACATCCAAAAACTCGATGATCGTGTCGTCATATCCAGCGGGAAGCAGCTCCAGGAGCTTCGACTTCGGGATGCCGAACCCAGCCTCGTCCCTGGTCTTGCCGATACAAGTCTGAACCGCCGCCTTTGCGTACAGACCAGAAGCCAGTCCGGCAAGGTTCACGTTCTGGGTGGTTCCGTCCAGCCGGACGAGCCGCCCCCATGCAGCGCAAACCTGGATGTCGCTGTTCTTGACCTTCTTTCGGTCTTCTTCCATCTGGAAAGCCCAGTCGTGAAGAGTACCGTCCTCGCTCTCGGTCGGATATTCAGCCTCAAGCAGGATGAACAGGGGCTTGTGATTGACCCGCATGAGCTCTTTCTGAGCCTCGCTCATCGCCACCCAGAGAGCAGGGTTGCTTTCGCCGACGATGTGGATGAACTCAATCTCCTGGGTGAACTTCTTGACCTTCTCGATCGCCGCCAGAACATCGCCGTTGGTCATGGTGGGGGCGGTGGTGGTGAAGGAGTAGACATCATTCACCAGGAACGAACTCGGCTTCTGGTCTTCCTGAGTGGCTTCGGTAAACTTGAGCGTCAGGCCGGTTCCCGCAAGCTCATAGGAGCCCGTGACAGGGACGGTGGTCTCATCGGTGAAACTATACCCCCCATCAATGGAAACGACGAAGGCGGCGGTATTGAGCCCGCCCTGGGCGGTGATCTTCACGATGACGTCAAAGGCGTTGTTCGGGGAACCGTCAACAGTCACTCCGCCACCGCCGTCCCCAGTCTTCTCAACCTTGCTCACCTCGCCCGCCGTGGTAGCCGAGACCGGGAGGCAGAAGACACGGGCCGCGCCGAACTGTACGGCGTCCATCACCATGTCGGCCAGAGGAGACAGACCGAGGCGTTCCTTGATCTTCTTGGCGTCCATGTCCCCGGTCACGACGATCGGGGTGTCGGAAGCCTTCGGGGAGACGCCGATCTTGAGGTGGAGGCCGTCGCCGGTCGGCGTAGCGAAGCCCAGCAGTCCATCCGAGACGGTGTGCTTTACATCTCTAAGCATTTACTTTTTCACCTTGCTTTCTTTCTTGCGAGGGGTGGTCATGGGCGCGTTGGTGAATTTTTCGATGCCCTCCACGAACTCCTCCTCGGTCATAGTCCGTCCGGGTCTCCACCCGTTGACGGAGCACGCACCGGCGAAAACGCCCGGTGTGATCTTCTTGCGTTTCTGAAGCTCGCCGATCGTCAGGAGCTCCGGGGCCCCTTCGTTATGTTCCGGCTGCTTCGCCGCTTCGGTCGCGGTTTCTGCCGTAGGCTTTTTAGTTGCCATCTGTAGGCTCCTTTCCGTTGTCCTTTTCTACGTCCACGACTTCCACCTTCGTCAGGGGTGCGAAGCCCGTGTCCTTGTAAACGCCGCCCTTGAAGGTGATACCCACCTGGACGGCGACTTGCGCCTTGAGGATCGAGTCGTCCTTGTTGACCCAGTCCGCTCCCTCGACCTCGACGGGTACGAAGTTGCCGTCGACATAAATGCCACGGTCAAGGCTCCCGATGAACCGCTCGAACAATGCCTCAACGGCGTCGTCCGTGTAGTCGCCGATTATCACGCTGAAGGAGAGGTCACGGTCGAAGACCTTCCGCCTCTTTTTCTGCGCTCCCGCTTCGTCTCTATATCTGGTTTTGGAGCCGTTTCGGTCGATGGTCTCCGAGTTGAAGAGCACCGCTCCAACGTGTGACTCTTGGCTCTTTTCGAGGGCCTTCTCCGTGGTGTACGGGTTCGACTTGAGGCCCGCGCTCTTGAGCTTGTCGATGAGATATTGCTTGCTTTCGCCATAGAGCATGGGTTAATCCTCCTTCTGGATAAACTCCTCCGTCGTCTCCTTGATCTCTTGCATATCTTCGTCCGAGAGGCCGAGGAAGGGGCGGGCAGGGATGCGGATGCGGACTTGCTTCTTGGAGACCCATTTACCGCCCACTTGGAAGCGGAGGGCCTTCTTTCTGCGGGCCCGGATAGTGCGCCCGGTTTCGCCGAACTGGTGGGTCGCCGCGTGCTTGACGTTGGTGCCCACCGCAAAGCCGGTCTCATCCGATCTCGAGTTGATGGAGTTCCGAAGCTGCGAGGACTGGATGAGCGTCTTCCCGCCCTCTGTTGCTGCCCTGACAGAAACCTTCCAGCGTTTCCCATTCGGGTCTTTACTGTGCTTGAAGCGTTCAAGGGTCGACTCCCGAACTCCCTCCGCGAGCGCGGCGTTCAAGCCTCTTTTATCGACTTCTGAAAGACTCCTCGTTCTGCGAAGCAGCCTTCGGACATCACCCTCGAGTCGGATGCTATACACTTACATCCCCTCCATCTGCCTCCGGCTGAAAAGCCGGGGGTTAGACTTCACCGAGAACCCGGTTGTCGCTGCGGTGGTCGGGTCGTCAGCCTCGGCCCCGATCGAGACCTTACCCTCTGCGACGAGCTTGAGAAAGTTGATCGCCGAGTTGTAGCGGTTGAGGTAGGTCTTCTGGTCGGTGTTCTCGTCGATACCGATGCGGGAGAACAGGTTATAGACCGCGATGTCCTTCGAGAACTTGTTGATAACCTTCGGGGGACGGGAGAGAGGGACGGCGTACCTTTTGGCAAGGTAGCCGTCGATCTCCGCGTCGGCGTCCGCGATCGCCGCCTCGATGATGGGGCTGACCAGCTCCTCACGCTCGGCGGGGTCTTCGATGAAGGTGTCCCCGATGATAGCGTTGAGGGCGTCGTCCTTAATCATCTCCCGGACTTCGGCTCTTGTGCTATATCCCATATCGTTCCCTCCCTTCCACAAGGAAGTTAGGCCCCGGTTTTGCTGCCGTCGGAGCCGACTGCCATCTGCCAGAAGCCGAAGCCCGCGTTGCCGCGAGAGTCCGCGCCATAGATGTATTTCTTCTGCATGAACACGTTGACGGACTCCTCGTTGGTGATGGAGACGAACTTCGCCTTCTTGCGCTGCTGATAGATGAGGGGCTTGATGGGGCGCTTGGTGTCCAGCAGGAACCACGCTTCATCGCTGGTCAGACGGGGCTCGACATGGATTTCAGCGGTGCCCTGCATAGTGTTCTTGGTGCCGTTGATGTACTCAGCGACCAGGATTTCCCGGGCTTTCCCCTCCAGAGCAGGGGGAACGACCAGCAGGTCGGGCACCAGCCCCAGGGAGCGACCCTTGCCGTTCTTGAAGCCTCTCATCATAGCGCGGGCGGCGATGTACGCCTCCAGAGAGAGCTTGTCAGTGATCTTGTTGGCCACGGTGCCCTTGCCGACCTCGTGGTCAGTAGCAAAGAACGCCTTGCCGTCGTAGCACTTGGCAGTGAACCCATTTGCGAGCAGCGCATAGATGAGCTCGTCGGGGTGCTGGGCGGCGGCCTCGCCGAGCATCTGGATAGGAGTGGTGTAGAGACCGATTTTGTCGTCCTCGATCGCGTTGCGGGGGACGCCCACGGTCAGCTCGAAGTCCTTGTTCTTGATGGTGTAGTCGCTGCTGGTGATGTTCTGGATTTCCCGGTCGCCGATCCACTCTCTCATGCCGGGGATGTCGCCGAGCCATGCGTAGGTTTCAGCGTCGGTGGTGGACGGGACGACCGTCGCGATGCGCTCAAAGCTGGGCTTCTGGCCCTCAAAGGCTTTGTTGAAGAGGGTGTTGAAGCCGACATAAATGCCTCTCAGGGACTGCTGAGTGATAATCATAATGTTATATCCTCCTTCTTGGGTTAGCCCGCTGCTGCGGTGGTTACGGTGACGCCTCTGCCGATCTCGACGGCCACGCCGTCATCATCGACACGGACAACAAGGCCAGCAGCGGACGTGCCGGTAGCGAGAGCGGTGACGGTCTGGTCGTCCTCGATGTAGCAAGGCTTGAGGACATGGGCGGCGGTGATCTTGTTCGCGGTGGTGCTGGTGTTTTCAAACACGAAGACGCCGCGAGTGACGCGGATGGTCTGGTCGCCGTCTGCGCCGCTGTTCACGACGGTCTCTTCGGCGCGGCCCGCTGCGGTCAGCCCCGCCGCCTTCTTGCCGGGGATAGCGTAGCCGTTGGCGTCCAGGGCAACAAGGGCTCCCTGGTAGATGGTAGTGCTGGCCTTGACAGGGAGGGAAAGGGTCTTGCCGTCGTTGGCGATCTCGGAAGTGTCTCTAACATTTTTAAGTGCTGCCATTGTCTTAGTCCTCCTTCAAACCGTACTTCTCAGCATCTTCTTTGGAGATGCCGAGCTGCTTGCACACGAGCATGGTCTCATCATCGAGGGCGTCATGCTTGAGAGCCAGGTCGTCATCGAGCTTCACGGAGCCCATCGGCACCACCTGGGGGGCCTTCTCAACGAAGGACGCAAACCCCTTCGGGTCAGACAGAGCGTAACTCTTGGCCCACTCCTTCTGTGCCGGAGTGATCTTGCCGCCCTTGAGGGCCAGGGTGACAGCCTCGTCCGCCGCGTTTTCGGCGTTCTGCTGCTTGAGGGCTTTGAGCTCTTCGATCACATTGACGCCATTGATGACGCCGCCCTTGAGCTCCATGATCTTCGCGGTGACGTCCGCCACGGGAGCACCAGCCTTGAGATCAAGCAGTTCGCAGACCGCTTTGTTCGCAACGACCTTGTCGTCGGGCGGCTGCTGTCCCTCCTTGAGGCTCTTGTTCTCGGCCATGATCGACTCCAGGGCCTCCTCGATCTGGTCGGCGGTGGCGTCTGCGCCCAGGCCGAGAAGCTGCGCGAGTTTCTGCATATCCATGTTGTTTTGTCCTCCTTCAAAAGTATCAGAGTTGATAATGGGGTTCATTTTTTCGATTGCGGGGGTGTTGGTAAGAGCCAGGGAGTGCAGCCCCATCGCTTTGCCGGTCTGCTTGCTGACGGTGACGACCGGGGAGATGTAGCGGTACTCCTTGTTCTCGAGGTACTGCGCCCCTCTGGGCGTCCAGTCGACGACGGCTTTGATGTAGCCGTCTTCGGCCTTGAGCTCCTTGACCCATCCAGCAGCAGGGGCTTCGACCCCCTTGAGGGTCTGGTGCTCATAGTCGACAACGAGGTCGACGCCGCGCTGGGCGATCTGGGCTTTCATAGCCCGGAAGCTCTCATCATCCACGTCGAACTCGCCCTTCGAGCTGACGACGTGCCCCAGGGGCAGGATGGGGATGGTCTCAGGAGCTCCATCGACCTCCATTTGCCCGCCCTTGAGGATGAAAAAGTCCTTCATTTGTTGTTGTCCTCCTTCGGGTTTCGCTTTGAACCGTTCATAATGCCGTTAGCACGCGTGCAAACGCCCCTACGCGGCGTTCTCCGGGTACACGCCCCCATGCGGACGCCCGCCGTTCTACGGCCCTCTACGGGGCTCTCACGGCCATACACGGCACTACGAGCTTTCCCACCCTCGTTCCCGCTCTCGGTATGCCTTGACGAGCGGCTCCGGGTAGCCTTTGAGGTCGGGCTCAAAACGTACCTTTGCGGGGTTGGTCGAGAATTGGGGGTCGGGTAGTGCGCCGCTCGGTGCCCTGGTCTCTACAGTAAGACCTCGCCGCTCGACCTGACGCTTCGAGAGCGTCTTGACCGTGCATCGACATCGAAAGCCGTTCGGTGGGAACCATGTGTCCCAAACGGGGGAGTCTGCCGGGTATACCTTGCCGTCCATGATGAGGTGGCTCGGTCGTGTGTGAGAGTCGTTCACGGCGTCATACTGCCAAAATGGGCGGAGCTGCTTGACGGTCGGGTCGGTCATCTGTTCATAGTGGCCGACGTTGTAGGCCGTCTGGATGTTGGTGCGGAAGATGTTGTCGGCCTGGAGCGGGTCGAGTCCTTCGTAGCCTTCCGACTCTAAGAACTCGTTCATATTTGCCCGAAACTCCGAGAGGGTGATGCCATCCTCCAGCGCGGCGAGCAGCTCGTCGTAGAACCGCTTGAGCATCCGGGCTTTCGTATAGCCCGATACCGTAAAAGCGAGCCCACGGTATTCCTCGGCGATCTGGTAGAACCGCGAAGCCGTGACCGGGACGCGCTCCTTGAAGTAGGCGACGGCCTCCTCGAAGGTCATGTCCTTCCGGGTCAGGATCGCGTCAATGTCGGCCATCTTCCAGCACCCGCCCCTCAAGGTCTGCGAAGAGCATGACCTTTTGTAGCAGCTCCTCAACTTCGGACACATCCATCGCCTTATAGAGATCGGCGACGGCTGCATCATCTTCCATCATCTCGCGGAGCTCCTCCAGGGTGTCGGCTTTCTCAATCATTTTGAGAACCGGCCCGAAGGCACGCTTGAAGCTGCCAGCCCCGCGCCGGACGGCGGCGGCTGCAAGTTTGTCGATGTGCTGCTGTGTTCCGAGCCCATCGTCACCGCCACCCTTGAGCGCGATCTGCTCCGTGACCGGGTCGAGCTTGAAGGGGAGCAGCCCGGGCCCTGCGGTCTGGTGGGTCGGCTTTGCGATCTCCTCGTCTGCCTCCGGCTCCGGGATGGAAAACTTTTTGTAAATGAAGCTCGTCGGGACGCGGAGCCCAATCTTCCCGATGAGGACGTCCAGGATGTTCGCCGTCTGGGTGAGGTCTTCGGACTCCTCGCAGTCGAAGCGTATCTTCGGGATGCGCTTGTCCTCGCCGAAGTTAAAGAGAACCAGCGGGCGGATGAGATCGCGCCGGAGTGTGGACGCCAGAGCCTTACAGTCTGCGACGGTCAGGTCATGCCGGACATCGTTGTGGGTCTTGCTCTGGGCGTAGCTGCCGCCGCCAGAGTCTGAGGTTAGAGTCTGGCCGAGGACGGCCTTGCTGATCTGCTCGTCGCAGTAACGGGCGAGCCGTTCATAGAGGTCAGAGCTCGACGTCTTTTCGGTGGTGATAAAGTCGATCGTCGTGCCGTCCGGGATGATGCCCGCCGCGTCCGCGCCGATCTGGATGAGGGCTTGCATGAGGGCCGATTTGTCTGCGTCGCTCGCGCCCGGTGCATACTTGCCCAGGCGGAGGGGAAGTCCGTAGACTTCGGCGAAGCTGACCCAGTCCTTGAGGTCGTAGTTCTTGAATAAGTACATCCAGGCCACGACGCGCAGGATGCCCGCCCGGGAGGGGTGGCCGCTGCGGGCCTTGTACTTGTGGAAGATGAACTTGTTGCCAGGGAGCAGGATGCCCTCCGGGGTCTCCTGTGTTCGGACTTTGAAGGAGTCGTCGATGGAGTCCCAGAAGAACCGCTTCTGATGTCTGGGCTTGATCTCCTGGACAACAACGTGCCCCTCATCGTAGCCCCACATGATCTCGGAAACAGCGAAACCCTTGCCGATCGCGTCCAGGAGGTCGGTCTCTACGTCCTCGAAGCTCTCGATGCCGTTGAGCTGCTCTTCCACGAAGTCGGCGATCTCCTTGTCCCTGGGGTCGTCGCTGAACGGGATGATCTCGAAGTCGAGGCCGGTGACGGCGTTCTTTCTGGTCTGGAGCTGGCTGAACAGGTGGGGGTCTTTCTCCTCCATCTCCTCAAATAGTTCCATCTGCCGGAGCACGTCGCCCGCGTCAGCTTCTCGGAAGATCTCCGCCAGCTTGACGGGAGTGAGCCCGTTCGAGGGATATTCGCTGTATTTGTCCGTAACATGGGCGACGGCGATCTCACGGACGTCCGGGCGTCTCACGGGCGCGGCCTGGACGGGCTGTTGCCGTTTTCGGTTGCCCTTGCCCTTGCTCATTCGATCGCCTCCTCGATGCGGCGGGCCGCTTTCTGGTAGTATTCATCGTCGAGCTCGATGCCGACGAAACACCGCCCGGTCTTCTTGGCTGCGACAAGGGTGGAGCCGGAACCGGCGAAGGGGTCAAGGATGAAGTCGCCGGGTTTCGTGACAGACGTGATGAGGTTCGCAAGGAGCCCCACCGGCTTCTCGGTCGGGTGTATCATCTTGGAGCCGCTGAGCTTATGGCACGAGATCACGTCCTTCGGTCGGTGCCCAGGGAAGGCAAACTTCCCCTTGATTGCGAAGACCGCGTTTTCATGGGTTGGCGCAAACGCTGCTTTCGTGTCGCCCATTCCGTGATATACCTTGTCCCAGATGACCTCGCTCTTGACCTGGAAGCCCGCCAGCTTCATCGCGTCGATGAAGGTCTGCTCCACATCCCAGCGGGTGAAGCAGATGAGTGTGCCCCCGGGCTTGAGCACCCGGAAGGCGTCGTACAGGAACCAGATAAAGGGCGCGTCGTCGTTCTTTATCCGCGCCCCCTTCTGGGAAACGTAGTTGATGCCATAGGGCGGGTCGGTGATGACTGCGTCCACGATCTCGCTCTCCATCTGCCGGAGCACGGAGAGGCTGTCGCCGTGGATGATGGTGTTTTCTTGAATGATATGCCTCGCCTCCTTAGTAGGCTCCGCGCTTGAAGTCGAGGGCGCGGGCGATGACGCTGCGGTAGTCGACCTTACGCCCGACCTTGATGTCGAGGGCCAGCTTGACCGCCATCTGGAGACCGTCCGGGCCGTCGTCGTTCTTGCCCATAGGGTACTCCGTCATCTGCTTCAAGAGTGTTTTGTGCTTCTTGCTGAACTTGACATAGCCATTCTTGACGAAGGGCTGCAAGGACTGGATGCGGGCGTCCTTGTTTTGGGTGGAGTTGATCTCCTCGATGGGGAGGTATTCGCCCACGGCTGCGGCCTTCTGCCGCATGATCTCGGCAAAGTAATACTGGAATTGAACCGTCTCGACGCCGAACTTGTAGTAGGGCCTCTTGTAGTCACGCTTGAGGCGGCGGCTTGCTTCCAGGGCGTCCTCGATAATCTGGTCGGGTTTCCGCTTTGCGATGTCCGCGATCACGACGTAGATGTAGCCGGTGCCGGTGTCCTTCGCGAGTGCGAAAATGGAGCTCGTGTCCGACTTCTTGTTCTTGCCCAGGGAGGGGTCGTTCGCGCCGATGAAGATGAACTTCGGGTCAGAGAAGTCGGGGAGCTGCTTGCCCTCGTCGTCCCAGAAGTCGAACCACTCCTCTTGGAAGGTGCAGTTCTCCGGGTCGATGGGGTCGTTCTGGATTTCGCTGTTAAAGGACGCCTCACCTTCTGAGATGCGGATGACCATGAGGTCGTAGTAGGACAGCTTCTCTTCCCAGAGGACAGCGGTGCCCTCCAGCATCTCGGCCCGGTTGGCGTCGAAGAACTCCCGGGCGTCTTCCTGTCGGCGGTCGTTCGTGAGATCGGTGAAGATTTGCTCCCACGCGTCCCAGAGTTCCGCGTTCTCTGCGAAAGAGATGACGCCCTGATACTTGACCGTTCTGTAGCTCGGGTTCTTTGCCACGTTGGCAAGCAGCGCGTCGAAGTGGAGGAGCGTGCCGATGTAGACGATGTCGGTGTAGGTGTCGCCCGCCTTTGACACGGCCTTATAGAACCAGTCCCGGAGCTTCTTGCGCTGCTCCGGGGTGTTGACGTTCTCGTCGTTCTCAAGGTCATCGCACACGATGAGGTCGGGTCGCCATTGTTTATGCCGACGTCCACGGATTTTCTTGCCGGAGCCGATAGCCTCGATCTTGACCCCGTTGGCGAGCAGGATGACCGAAGCCTTCCAGACCTTGCCCACCAGCTCGCCGAAGTCTTCACGGAGTGCGGCGTTCTCTTCAAGCTCCGTTTTGATGTCGGCCAGGAAGCCCTCGGCCTGTTCGGAACTGTCCGAGAGGATGATGATGTAGTGCTTATAGGCGTAGAGGGCGGCATGAAGATCGTCCTTGAAGGTGAAGGTCGTGCTCTTGGCATGACCACGCGGGGCCTCGATCGCTCTGCGGCACCCGTCCGCCCTGCCGATCGCCTTCGCCTCATCCGTGGGGTTCATGCCCTTCATGACGCCCTCTCTCCATATCCGATCGAGCTCTCCGTGGAAGGCGGGGGACTTTCGGACAAAGTAGTGAGAGAGATAGGCCCGCCCGAAGTATTCGAGGTCGATCGCCCCGAGCTTCCGGCGCAAACCCTTCGGGCCGGTCAGCTCCGCCCCGGCCTTGAAGTCCCGGAGGAGCTGCGCCCGCCGTTCGGGGAAGTTGCTGTCCCGGACAACATAATCGAGAAAAAGTTCCTCTTGGTAGGAACGGTTCGCGACCGCTTCCCGGTCTTCCGGCTCTTCCAGCTTTTCGAGGTAGTCGTTAAGATCAATCGCCATCCGTGACCACCTTCTCCCTTGCCCGGGCAAGAACGTCATGTAGCTCGCCCGCGAGCTCCGGGTGCTGCTTGATCGCCGCCATGAGCTCGGTCTCCATCTGGTCGAAGGCGAGCTCGGCTTTCTTCTTCATCTCCTGCCGGACGCGCTTTTCGTAGGTGGCGTTCCGGGAGAGGGACGCGATGAGCCGCCCCGCCTTATCCAGAGGCATTTCCGCGAAGTCGTCCTCGGCGGTGCTGACCCGCTGCATGAGGCCATCCATGAGCACCATGCTCGCCGCCTTCGTGTAGTCGAGCTCCGGGTGAGCTTCGACCGCCTGGGCGATCGCCTGGGTGCGCTGGATGGTCTCCGCGACGCGCTGCGCCGCCTTGGTACTGCGGAGGGCATATCGCCCGACCGCCGACTTGCTGATCTCGTAGCCCTCCTCCTTGAGCCATGTGGAGAGCTCCTCGTAGGTGTTCGCCGTGTCGGAGAGCCGAAGATCGAGCTCCGTCCTGACATCATCCGGGAGCCGGTCGATCGTCGAGCTCACCCGCGTCCGGCGTCTCTCGCCCTTAGACATCGACGCCGGGGTCGTCGATCGTGTTCTCCAGGAGGTCGACTCCCTTCCTGGTGAGCTTGATGACGGCGTCCTTTCTGTAGGCGTTGTAGGCGTTGGCCGTCCGGCTGGTGAACATGATATAGCCAGCCTCCTCCAGATACTCCAGGTGCTTCGAGATGTCCGGGGAGTAGATCAGACCATCAGCGACAAGGGCGTTGGTGATCTGCCGGACGAGGAGCGTGTTCTGGTTGCCTTTCGCCAGGGCCCGGATGATGTAGCCCCGGACGGCTTTGTTCTTGCTGACTTCCTGTTCCGTCAGCTCGTCCATGATTGCCATGAGCTCTTATTCCTCCTTTCCTTTCTTTCCGTAGATGATTTGATCGAGCTTATCCTCGACGCGGTTCATGACCCGGATGTAGTCCTCCCGGGTGACATACACCAGCGGGAGGTCGGCCTTGAGGTCGTTGAGCTTCTCCTCCACCTTGTCGATGTGCTCGGCGTTCTTCTTGTCGGCGTTCTCCAGGTTGGCCAGGGTCTTCTTGAAGAAGAAGGTCAGCGCACCCACGACAAGGGTGCAGAGGAGAGAAGCTGCTGCGCCGATAACTGCGGTGATCTGTACGACATCCATGAGGGGCCCTCCTTACTGTCCGGCGTCCTCGATGGTGGTGTCTTCCACGGTGGCCTCGGTGGTGGACTCCAATGTGACGCCCTCGACCAGGAGGGCGGGGGTGTCCTTCTTGACCTTCAGGACAGCGTTCTCGATGCACTTGGTCAGGTACTTGTCGAAGCTGCCCAGGTTCCGAGTGATGACCTCCTGCGCCTCGGGCGCGGTGGCGGACTTTACCTCATCGAAGACCTGTTTGCCCAGGGCGAGCAGCTCCTCCCGGCTTGCGGCCCCGCTCTTGACCGCCTCCCGGAGTGCTTTCGCCGTGGTCTGTTCCATCGCATTGACGGTCAGGGTGGCGAGGTGAGTGACGTCGGTGATCGCGTCATCGAGCACCCGACGGGCCTCCTCGTCCTCCATCTGGGCCGTCTGGGCTTTGAGGTTCGAGGCTCCGAGCCTGATGTAGTAGACCGCATAGGCTCCGGCAAGTGCGATGACAGCGAGCACGACATTCACCAGCATCTCGGTCGCTGCGCCCTGGATGATTTCCATGTTCATGATGTTTTTGCCTCCTTCAGATAAAAAAATAAGACTATGAGCTACGCTCATAGTCTTATCTTAAAGCATCTTCTCAGAAGGTTACATACGAAGCAATTCTAAGGAACGCGGTCTGATCCTGGCCGGTTCAGTCATCCCCGAAGAAGTCGGGGTTCAAAAGATCGAGCTGCCCTTCAAGGTGCCCTTCGCCGCATATCTGCCGCACCCATCTCTCGGTGACGCCGTACTTCTTGGCGAGCTCCGGGTGGTTGTAGCCGTTGAACTCCGCCTTGATGCGGGCGTCTCGGGCGGGGCGAATTAAGCTCTCCGGCTTCGGGATGTAGACGGTCGCGCCGCCCACGACTTCGGTGAGTTTATAGAAGCCGACGACGCCGATCGCCTCGGCGATCTGTCTATACAATCCATCCGGGAGCATCTCGACCGTCAGTTCTTTCAAGAGCTCGTCCATCGCCCCATCTCCTTTCCTTACTCCTCGCCCTGCTCCTTCTTGACCAGGGCGGCGAGCTGCTTGCCCATGAGGCCGATGACCTCTCCGACCGTGATCGCGTCGCCGAACCGGCTCTCCCAATATGCCGGGGTGTTGATGATGCCGACCTCTACAAGAGCCGCGAAGCCCTCGCGCTGCCACGCCGGGAATTTACTCAGCTTGTCCTCCTCCGGGGGCGTGACGGGGGTCTGAGGGACTTCCTGGGCCATGATCTGCTCCAGCAGCTTGAGAACGCCCGCGCCGTAGCCCTTGCCGGGTACGGCCCAGCCTTTGCCTTCGGGGTTGTCAGTTGCGCCCAGCCATTCCACCCAGGGGGCCACGCCGCGCTTTACCAGATGGAAGCGGGGGTCGACGCACTCGTTCGCCAGGGGCTCGGTGGAGGCGTATGCTTTGAGGTGCTGGATTTGAGCTCGGACGCCGGTGCGTGGGTCGGGGAAGGTGGCCGCCTGTCCCTTGTCGTTGCCGTTGAGGGCCCCGATGCCCGCGTAGTTGTTTTGACTCGGGAGGACGATGCCGCCGTACTTGAAGAAGCCGGTCTCCTTGAGGCTCTGGGCGAAGGCGATGTCGCCACGGATGCCCTCGGCCTTGCCTTCCTCCAGGAATATTTCGGCGAGCTGTTCCAGGGTGCAGCTCGTGAGCTGCGGGGCCGGGTTCTTGCTCCGACTAAAGAGGGCCATCTGCTGCGCCGTGGCCTGGGCGTCGCCCATGATCGCTGTCTTCTCATCGCCAGGGGCGGCGGTACCGAAGTAGCTCGCCAGCAGTTCCGCCTCGGCGACCGCCAGCTTGTCCAGGTTGGCGTCCACCAGAAGCCACTTCGTCGCCTTTGTGTTGGTGTGGAAGCTGTGCTCAATGAGCATATAGAACGGGGTGCCAGCAGCCCGGGCACCCCGGAGGACGCCGTAGTATTCACCGCCCGCGCTGTTCTTTCTGGTGGCGGTGCGTCCCGCCTGTGTGGTGCCCATGATTTCGCCGACCTTCCTCGCAAGCTGGAGGGCGAGGCCGTCCACGCCGTTGAGATTGTCATGCGCCCTGTAGGCGACCGGGTAGTCGACGCTCTCCGTGCCGCAAGCATTGGAGTGGAGGGAGATGAATACGGTGCATCTCTTAGAGGCCATGCCGCGCTCATAGACGCCGAGAGGGGTGTCGATGTCGCTGCGGGTGGTGACGACCTCGAAGCCCCTGGCCTCGAGCTGGGCCTTGAGCTTGAGATGCAGCTTCCACATCGCCGCGCTCTCGAAGTAGGTCTTCACGACCGGGCTCTGGTTGTACTTGCTCCCGGTGTGACCGGCGTCGAGACAAACCTTGACCTTACTCATCGCCGTCGCCCTCCTCCTCATCCGCGTGGAAGATGGGGTCGCCGTCGACCTCGTTGATCTCCGGCTCTTGGGCCGGGGTAGTGTTGACCGCCTGGGCGGTCTCTGTGCTGTTTCTCTTGGTCATGATATAAGCCTCCTATAGTTTTATGACGGGGAGCACGACCTTGTCGATATACTCCCCGATGGTGTAGTTGTCGCGGCCCTCCGCCTCGAGGGCCTCTGTGAACTTCTGCGACTCGACCGCGATCTTGAGCAGCTTGAGGACGCCCACTTCCTCCGGGCCGACCTCCCGCATATCCGGGGAGACCATGCACCCGATCGCCTTGCGGAGATAGAAGTCGGCGGTGTAAACGTCCATCCGACCAAACTCCTCCAGCACTTCCCGGGCGAACTTCTTCCGATTGAGCCGGGGCTTGTCGGGCGGGATGAGCCCCTTCTCTTGGAGTTCCTTCTTGAGCGCCGCTCTCTCGGCCTTTTGCCGCTGCGTGAGCCGTTTCTTCTGCTGTGGCATATCCACGCCCCCCTAACTCATAGGGCCCCGTGTGGGGGCTCCCTGCGCCTCCTGGGTGGCAAGGGTGCGCCGCATATACTCGGCCACCTCGGACTTCTGCCGGAGCTCCACGGCGGCACCGGCGACCCGGGCCTCTGCCATGAGCTGCTCATCTGTGAGCTGCCCCAGTTCCGCCCTTTCCTCGGGCGTGAACTCGCCGGCAAGGAAGCGATGAGCCCGGAGGATCTCCGTGATAAGAATAGGGCGAATGATCTTCGCCACGGTCTTCTCGATGCCGCCGATCATGCTTCTCCCACCTCTTTCTTCTTTTGGCGGGCGAGGATAGCCTTGAGGCCCTCGATGACCTTCTCACATTGTGCGGTGGAGAGCCACTCGATGCGGTCGACGTGGGCGACGCGCTTGACGAAGCCCTGGATGCGCCGGGGGTCATCGTTCCACCCGAGAGCTTCCGTGAGTGCGTAGATTTTGCGCCGCTGCTGGACGGTGCGGGCGTCGCCCCCGGTGTCGGTGCGCTTAGTGCGGGCGTCGCGGTTCACGCTGTCCTTCATGTTCTGGAGCACCCGGGCGACCGCGTTGATCTGCCCCTGGGTGAGCTGCCGGATGGACTCCTTCTTCGTCTCGCGGTAGACGATTGCGTGAAGGTCTTCGTCCGTGAGCCGGAGCTCCGGGGACTTGGCGATCGCCCAGAGGGTGCGGATAGAGGGCTGCTTGTGCCCCGTCTTCGCTGCTGCCATTCCCTGAGCCTCCTTTACTGCCCCGCCTTGATCTGTTCCAGCTTGGCGATGTTGACGTCATAGCCGAAGGCGTCGGTCTGCTTCCAGGTGGCCCCGACCGCGTTGACGGTGTCCTCGCCGTACTTCTTGAGAGCCTCCTTGCTGACCTTCTCCTCGACGATGATGCAGTCGGTCATCTGCCGGGACTTGAGCTTGCGGATGATCTCCTCGAGCTTCTCTTTCGCCCTGGGCAGGGAAACGGACGTAGAGAGCCGGAAGCCCACCTCGCCGAAGGTGAGGGTCATGGACTTCGCCTTGCCCATCTCGTCCCGGTGGTCGGTGACGTAG